GATAAATAAGCTTTCAGATGAACAATCCGGAATACTATTTAAACACATTTTAGCATACGTTAATGACCAACATCCTGAAACAAATGATGTGATTATTGATTTAGTTTTTGAGCCTATAAAACAGGGTTTAAAACGTGATTTACAAAGGTACATGAATATATGTGAACGCAATAAAAAGAATGGTGAAAAAGGCGGTAGGCCTGAAAAGAAACCCAAAAAACCCAGTCGGTTAATTAATAACCCAAAAAACCCAGACGAACCCAAAAAAGCCGATAGTGATATTGATAGTGATATTGATAGTGATATTGTAATTGAAAAATTAAATAAATTTAATTTTAAAAACAGTTTGATTAATTTAGGTATTGATGAAAAAATAGTTTCAGATTGGTTGATTGTTCGTAAAAATAAAAAAGCATCAAATACAGAAACTGCATTCAATAAATTGAAACGTGAGATTGAAAAATCAAACATATCGGCAAATGAATGTATAAAAACAGCAGTTGAAAAAAATTGGTGTGGATTTGAACACGAATGGATAAAAAATATTAAAATTGAAAACGTAAGACAAAAACCAAAACTAGCAGGAACATGAAATATCAATCTTCTCAATCAAAACGTGTTTATGATATTGACTTCGATCAATCAAAAAAAGCACGATATAAATGTCCTGAGTGTGCCGATGGTAGGAAAAATAAAACCGCAAAGGATTTGGAATACTATCCAGATACACAAAGAGCTTATTGTTTTCACTGTTCAACTACTCTTTACGAATATAAGCCTTTTGAATCAGCTCACGTTTACGATGTTCCGGTATGGAAAAATAAAACTTCATTAACTGATAAATCCGTTAAGTATTTTGAAAGTAGAATGATAAGTCAAAGTACTTTAATCGGGATGAAAATTTATTCAGATAATGAATGGATGCCACAATTCCAAAAAGAAATCGAGGTCATTTGTTTTCCATTTTTTAGAAATGATAAATTAATAAACATTAAATTCAGGGGTGCAAAAAAATCATTTAAACTTGTTTCAAATGCTGAGCTAATCTGGTATAATTTTAACTGCATTTCAGACACTAAAGAATTGATTATTTGCGAAGGTGAGATAGATTGCCTTACATTCATAGAAAACGGCTTTAAAAACGTTATTTCAGTGCCAAACGGGGCAAAGAGTAAGTCCGAATACCTAGATAATTCAATTCAATTATTAAATCACATTGAAAAAGTTTATTTGGCAACCGATGTAGATGCACCGGGCATCGAATTAAAAGATGAATTAATAAGAAGATTAGGAGCTGAAAGGTGTTATTCGGTCAATTTTAAGGACTGCAAAGATGCAAACGAATATTTCTGCAAGTATGGAGGATTTGAATTTAAGGAAGTACTTAAAACGGCTAAGCCAATACCGATTGACGGCAATATTGAAATATCAAGTCTGTACAATGAAATTATTGATCTGTACGAAAATGGACTGCAAAAAGGAAAAGTAGTAGGAATTGATGAAATAGACAAGTTTTGCACATGGGAGTTAGGCCGTCTTTGTACAGTTACCGGAATACCATCGAGCGGAAAATCTGAATTTGTTGATTATCTTGTTTCAAAACTTAACTTTTTGTATGGTTGGAAGGCTGCATATTTTACACCAGAAAACTACCCTTTAAAGTATCACTATGCGAAAATACATGAAAAGTTTTCGGGGTATAAATTCAAAAAGGAAACCGACAAAACAGATTTTCAAAGCATTTACGAACACATAAAAGACAACTTTTTTTATATTTTGAATGAAAAAGACCTGACAATTGAATCAGTAATGAAATCTGCATTGTCATTTGTAAAGCAAAAAGGCATTAAAATATTAATAGTTGACCCTTACAATAAATTAGACCATCAATTGACGAAAGGTGAAAATGAAACTCAATACGTTAGCCGTTTTCTTGATATTTTAGTGAATTTTGCAAGGTTTAATAATGTACTTGTTTTCCTTATTGCACACCCTAGAAAAGTAGAATCAGATAAAGTACCTACTATGTACGATATTTCAGGCTCAGCAAATTTCTATAATAAAACTGATTACGGTTTCACTGTTCACCGGATAAGAGATGACAATGGAGCAATGAGTAATTCAGTAGAAGTTCACTGGCAGAAAATAAAATTTAAGCATTTAGGAGGTCAAGGAGTTTCACAGCTTGAATATAATTTTAACAATGGTAGGTTTGATCCTAAAGGCTATTTTGACAATACCGATTGGCTTGAAACGAAACCGATTGAAATTGATTTTTGGGACAATCCGACTAATTTAAGATCAATTCAACCAAATGAAAACTTTTACGAAGTTGACAAATCAGAACCTTTGCCATTTTAAAAGAAAACGATAGATTTTAACCTTAAAAAATAAACGATATGAAACTAAAAATAGTCAAAATAACTAAAAACTGGAGTATAATATTTGATCAATTCGGATATGCCTTTGCTGGTCATTTAGTTTTAATTCCAACAATAGGAATACACTTTATGAAAGGTTATTATCAAGTTACGTTCTCATTTTTGAAAAAATCATTTGATGTAACTTTATTCAATTCAAATAGAAAATTATTCAAATGAATATCTTTTACGATTCACTCCCCCGCTTTACCAATCGAATTATAAAGCAATGGAACAAATCAGGATTTAAATACCATTACGGGCATATCCAGCTAATTAAGTTTGCATGGGTGGCTAAAGTCTATTGGAGCAATAAAAAAGGTCTTAAAATGGCTAAAACTAATAAAATTGACATTAACCAATTAAATCTATATTAAAATGAAAACAGCAAGATTAAAAATGGCAAAAATAAATAGTAAAAAACATTTATTGTACGGGAAAACAGACGTTGGTAATTTGTTTATAATTAGACATTTAGTTTCAACAAATGAAAAAATGAATGGATTTAAGACGTTTTACAAACGTGAAAAAATAAAGATAAGCGATAATGTTTTTCATGTGACTGACGAAACATTTAGGTTTATGATTGCTGCTTATTTCTCAAATGAATCACCAAATAAAAATTTAATTCCAAGGTCATTTGATGTTGTATTGCATTACAAATAAATCAATTAAAATGAACACTGAACAGAAAATTGCTAAAATATTAGAGTTAATCAAAGAACTGAATAAAGATCAGGATTCATTAACTTTAAGCCTAGAAATAACCAACAGGCATGAAAAAAGCTACCTTACATTTGAACAGGTAATGCAGGTCGTTTGCGACAATACCGGGAAAACACCGGAAGAGATAAATAAATTATCCAGATTGGAAGAGGTTGTAATACTTCGGCAAATTTGCCACTATATAGCCTTTAGGAAGTGCAAAACTAATCTAGGTGCAATAGGTAAGTACTTTGGGAATAAAGATCATTCTACGGTACTATATGGCATCCGTAAGATTGAAGGGCTTTTAACTTTTGATCAGGATTTCAAAGAAAAGTACGGTTTTTTTGTATCAAAGTACTGATGTGTTAAAAAACATCTAAATTATTTTCGTTTGGGTGTTGTGTATATTAAACTTATTACATATTTTTGGTGTATAAATTAATCATTTAAAACATACACAATGATAACTTTTAAAATCAAAACATCAACAGGTAAAAACTTCAAAGGCGAGTTTACAAACCTAACATCAGCTCAGGATTCAACTTTAAAATTATTGGAAAACAATGGAGATTATCTTGAAATAATGGGCGAAAGTATGATTCATAGAACAACAAAGAAAGACGGAGCATGGCATCCTAGAAATAATGGATTTACATTTGATTCATACGACAAAGTAGAAGGTATTAAAAGACAAATATCATTATTTAAAAACTAATTAATTTAACCGCTGACCTATCGGCATAACGGGGGCAAACAATTAAAAACTAAACACAATGGAAAACTTTATCTTAAATTTATTCAACGCATGGACTTTTGTAGATTTGGCTATCATGCTAATTTTAGGCTTTTATTGCAATTATTTTGCTGATAAGCTAAAACAGACTCGAATTGAATTGACTTACTCGGAATTCATGTTAAAATGCGAAAAAACAAAGCTTGAAAATGAGCAAACCAGATCGCTTTCAATGAAGATCGAAAATGAGAAAAACAGGATTGAAAATGAGAAAAATAAACTCGAAATTAAACGGCTTAAATTTGTGGTAAATGTTAGCGAAGATGTTATTAAATCGCTGCATGAAAGTATTAGCCGAAAGAATCAGCCGAGAGATTCGCAAGGGCATTTCGCAAAGATCAAAAAAGAGCCTGAAAAAGTGGTTACTGAATGGGTGTGTAATGCGACTAAATACGAACCGTTTTTTGCAAATGGAAGCAGCTATAAACCGTCTGAAATGAAATCAATTGGAAACGATTTAATTTGGATGGTAGGCAATTCAGGAAAAATATACTTAGTTCATAAATCAGACTTTAAACCTGTAACGAAATGAAAAACGATATAAAAATATTTATAGCAGTGTCAGTATTTATTATTACTATGTTTTTAATGATATTCGTAGCTGCTATTGTAAAAAACACAAAATGTTCAGACTTGACAATAGATCATAAAATGCTGATATTTACAAATGGGTATTATAAAGGCATACTAAACCATGTTGAATCTAAGTCCGCAAAAGACCAATATTCAATATTCAAAAAAGACTCAATTGAATTTCAAAACTTTCTACTAAAAAGATAAATTATGAAACCAACATCAGAAATTAACTGGAAATTTATCCTTGCGTTTTTCGGATTCTTTGCGATTGTTTTATTCATTCCTTTAAGTGATTATATCTTTACGGAAACGTTTAATTTCCTGAAATATATTAACTTTGAGTACTGTGTTTCATTTATTTACGGATTGATAATAGTTTCATTTGCCGTAATTATTTTCAAAGTTATTAAACAGATTAAAAAGAATTTGAGCGATGAAAAATAAATTTAAAGCATTTTTGAAAGAGCAAAAGTTAACTGAGGCGTATGTTCGAATGTTCATGTTAAGAAGATTAGAAGGTGACTATAAAAAAGTTTCAGAGTTCTTAAGTGAATCAGACCCAGAAGATTATATTGCAGGTTTATATGAATGGATTAAAACGACTGAATGTCATGATTTTTGGAGCAAAGTAGATGTAGAATGGTTAAAAATACTGAGCAATGAAACGAAATCCTAACAAACACGAAAATTGTGTTACTGAGGAAATGGAATACATTTCCAAAGCTAAAAAGCTAGTAAAAGAGCGCAAAAGATGGGAAAAGAATCAACGGTTTGAAGTAATTCAAATTGACAATAAAACAGTCCGATACCGGAAAATGGAAGTAGGCGAAAAGGCAACAAAAGGAATGAAAATTCATAAAGGTGAGATTTAAAAAAAACCTCCGATTGATCAATACCAACCGGAGGGAAACCTAACTAAACCTAAACCTATGAAAAAAACCAACGTTCAAAGTTAGGAAATAAAATTGAGTTATTTGAAAAAAAAATAAAACAAACGGCTTTTGTTGTTTGCATCAGGATTTAGGTCTGAGTAATTAGCAAAAACTAAGGGTAAAACAACAATCGCTGTTTGTTTTTAAAATTGGGGGGCGATAAAACGTGGTAGGTGGATTGAATTGGGGAATTTCCTAACGCCTGTGGGTTCAACTCCCATGCTCCCCACAAAATAAAAGAATGGTTTGTTTGTTTTTTGGTCGGAGTAGCAAAGTAGCCGACATCAAGCCCAATCAAAAACAACAAACTATTTTTATAAACTAAAAAGAAAGTTATTTCTATAATAGGTTAGCGGAATAGGCTTTTAGCTTAAAACCTAAATTCATCAGCCGTGAACTTTGTTTTTGCTAGCGGGTGGATTAAGTTTCACCCGCATTAAATAAACTAAAATCAAACCAAAATGAAAAGAGAAATATTATTCAAGGGCAAACGAATTATTGATGGCAAATTGATTGAAGGATTATATTGCAAGATATTTAATAGAAAATGTGAATTAAGTGATCATATACAATACTTTTCATCAGATGAAAATACAATTCATTACTGTGAAGTTATTCCTGAAACATTAGGCCAGTTCACCGGACTAACAGATAAAAACGGAGTTAAGATATTTGGCGATGACTTAAGAAAAGACTCAGACGGCAAAATATTTAGGATTTACCATGTTTACGGTGGATTTATAATGAAAGCTCATTATTGGAAAAATGACATTGCTGATTTAATTCCTATGGATCAATTGATATTTATGCCACTATCAGAACCACAAACAGCCCAATGGTTAAGAGAGTCAACTGAACATTTCGGAAACATTTACGACAATTCCGAACTATTAAACAGTTAAAAATTAGTATATTTGTATATAAATCTAACAAAATGGAAACTATAAAGTTTAATAAAAGGTATTTTATCAGAAGATTAATTGCACTGCCTTTTGTTGCTGCTATTTTACTTATATCTCATTTAGCTTTTGTAATAAAACGGATTTGGCATTATTTATTGTATGGTGGCGAATATGTAAACTTTGAAGAAAATGAGCGTGAAAGTATGGCTGCAATTTTTAAGATGTTAAAAGAGATCAAAGAAAACCAAAATCAAATAAAATGAAACTGATAGACGAAAAAGAAGTTGAGCAAGAAAAACTTAAATACTCTAAGCAAGAATGGCAGGATTGCTTTAATTTTGGCGTATCATTTGCCGAACAAAAACTAACTCCGTTGTTTCTTGAGTTTGCAGATTATTGTGATACATTTGAACTATACGGAACAAACTACACGCCTGTAAAGAAAACAACCGATCAACTATTTGAACAATTCTTAAAAACTAAACAGAAATGAGAAAAGCAGAAGATATATTAGATAAGTGTAATCGTCCATTTAAAAACACTATAAGAATGGGAGATGAGCATGTAAATAGTGAAGCTGCAATCAGAGCAATCAAACAAGCCCAAATAGAAGCAATTGAAGAAACTGTAAAAGAATGCGCTGAGTCTAATATGTATTTAAAAGAGCGTAATAAAAAATACGTTTTATCAGTAGCCGATCAACTAAAATCAAAACTATGAAAGCAGCGGATTTAATGCTAAATAATTTGGTTAAAAAAGATAAAACCGAAATACTTATATCTACATACGATTTAATCAATATTGATTTAAACCTCAATGAATACGAACCTATTCCCCTTACTGAAGAATGGTTATTAAAGTTGGGTTTTATTGACAAAGAATTGAAACTTACACAAAACACTTCATTATACGTTTGCATCCGAACTAAAAATAAATTTCAAAATGAAGGTAAAGCGTTAATTATGCAAATGGGAAATGCAATATTGAGTATGCCATGTGAATACTTACATGAACTTCAAAACATCTGGAAAGCATTAACCGGAGAAGAACTAACAATCAAAAACTAAAATTTATGGAAAGAGCAATAGGAGAAATATTTCAGGACTGTGAAGTCACGCTGAAAGTAGAAAAAGAAAAAGATTTTATGGAATGTATTGGATGTTATTATTTTGGAAGTGGAATTTGCCAAAGAATAAAATGTATAAGATATGAAAGAATAGATAAAACCTCAGTAATATTCGTAAAACAATGAGCGTAAACAAATGTATATTTGTGGGTAATTTAGGAAAAGACCCCGAAACCCGAACAGTAAGCGAAACTTTCAAAGTATCTAACTTCTCATTAGCCTGTTCTGAAAAATGGACTGATAAGGCCGGCGAACAAAAAGAAGTAACTGAGTGGATAAACTGTCAAGCTACAAACAAGCTATCCGACATAGTTGAAAAGTACGTTAAAAAAGGCGATCAACTTTTTATCGAAGGTAAATTCAAAACAAGATCATACGAAAAAGACGGGAATAAAGTCTATACTACTTACATCGAAGTTCAAAGCTTGCAAATGCTAGGTTCTAAACCTACTAATCAAACAAGCGAAGAATTACCGACTTATGAAAGCCCGGTTAAAAATTCAGGTTTGCCACCGTCCGAAATGGCGTATACAAACAAAGGGAATGAACCGGATGAAGATGGACTGCCTTTTTGATCTAAAAAGTAAAAGTTATGAAAGAAATAGTAATTTTAAACAGCGGAAAAGCGTATTTTATACCTGAATCTTACATCAAAGAAAATATAAAAGATAAGGGCAATATTACCGATTCAGAAATGGATGCAATAAAGGTAAAATTCAAAGGTTATGAAGCTAAATTAAAAGCAAATGAAAGAAGATGAAAAACAGACCGAATTAAACGAAAGGCAAAAGATATTTTGCAGTGAGTATATCTATGATTGGAACGCCTCACGAGCTTATGCAATAGCTTTTCCATTGCCCGTAAAATCAAATGATACAATAAGGGCAAACGCTAGTCAATTACTAACAAATCCTAACATTCAATCATATATCAAAGATATTCAAGCAGATATACAAAAACAGGCCGGTATTAGCCGTTTAATGGTCATTAACGAGCATAAAAAACTCGCATTTAGCTCTATTGCCAATCTGCACAATAAATGGATTGAATTAAAGGATTTTGAGGCATTAACAGACGAGCAAAAAGACTGCATTGCTGAAATAGATACAAAGGTTCTAAAAAAGAATCTAGGCACTAGAGATGAACCGGAAATAGTTGATGTTGAATATGTCAGGATTAAGCTGTACGATAAGCAAAAGTCACTCGATTCTATTTCAAAGATGCTAGGTTTTAATGAGCCTGATAAGATTGAAACACGGCAATCAATCGAATATGTTAACGTTTCAAAGCAGTTTCCAGATAAAAACTAATAGATTATTATCCTTAGTCCATTGATAAAACAAAGCAAAATTGAATAATTAGGTTAAAATAGTTTAAAACTAACAAAATGAACAACGAAAAAAGAATGGTAAAGATTATAATTGGTGACGGTTCGCCAATAATTAGCAGAAAACCACTTCAAAACCATTTAGTTTATCCATTTCCATCACTACATACCTTAACGCTGCTAATCCGTCTGGCTCGTGTCCGTTTGGTTCAGGAATTATTTTGCCGTTGCTATCTACTTTCCAAAACCATGATTCAATACCTTTTTTGACATTCTGCGAGCGTTCAGTCAAATAAATATCGTAACCCCTTACTTTATTTATGCCGTCAATTACTGAGTTACTTCCTTTCTTTACCCCTCTGATATTATATCCGTACTTCCTTAAATCTCTAATCTCAGTAGCTCCTGCACTATCTGCTATGATCATTTGGCCTACGTTATGCTTTACTAATTTAAGTTGATCAACTATTGCCATCCGTTCAGCTCCTGCTATTTTTTCAGGCATCAAATTATTCATGCAAAATATTTCATCAACAAATAGTTTATTGTCTAATTTCCAAACGTCAATTAAAACAGTCGGATCTGGACTGACTCCAAAGTCCATACCTGATGCTATACGTTTAGCGGTTGCAGGAATTTGGCTGCAAAATTCGTATTTATAGATTCTGCGTTCAGAATAAAAACCTGTTTGGCCTAATCCGTAAACTCTAAACCATTCGATGTTATCCTTTCTTGATTCAATGAAGTTAACCTCTGATTCTGGTAGCATTTCATTGTCAAGGTAGGTAACTACTATCTGTTCGCTGATTGAATTACCTTTTGCGTCTTTCAGTTTAGGTATTTCAGTATGCGCCCAAAATTCAAAGTCTGGATTGTAATCTATGTAAACTTCTTCATGTGTGCGCCCGATATAAGTAGATGCAACTTCCCATCCTATTTTATTCGCTTCATTGATGTATAGAATATCCCTACGCTTTGACTTACCGGCTGACTTTTTAATGTCTGAAATATACCGGAATTGAATAACCGATTGACCTATTTTTAAGTCTTTTTCGGTTTTATTGAACGCAGCTTCGAAGTCCATACCAGCATCATAAAACTGATTCTTAAAGTCAGCTATTGCACCGTCCTTTAAGTTATCGTAGGTGTCAGTCATTACAGTAATCAATCGTTTCTTTTCGGCTGCTTTCTCCATAAGAATCTGGCACATTGATAGGTTCTTTGAAGCTCCCTGACCTCCTTGAATGATTTTTATTTTGGTCTTTATGGATTTTATTTTGTAATATGTGCTAACATGATAAATCATAAGTCAATCCATGTTTTATTTAGGTTAATGTCAGTAATGCAACGCCTTGAAACATTGTAAAGTTCAGCAATATCTTTCTGAAACATTCCAGATTTTAATAATTGTCTGACTTCTTTTACTTGAACTTCAGTAAGTTTTGAATGATTATTTTTTTCGCCTTTTAATGACTGTAATCCAATCTTAAATGCGTGTTTCATGTTTTCGGACTGATTAGTCCATTCTAGGTTTTCAAAGTAGTTATTGGAAGTATTGCCGTCAATGTGGTTTATTTGCTGTTTATTTTCAGGATTAAGAACAAAAGTAAGTCCTACTAATCTGTGAACTTGATATTTTCTTGACTTATTTTCAATACTTAATCTGACTCGAATATAGCCCAGTGAATCTTTTTCACCTTTCAGTATTCGTTCAGTTGTTGACTGAAATCTACTTAATGACTTTACTCTACCGTAATTACTTACTTGGTAAAATCCTTCACATCCGGTTATATCTTCCCAAACTTCTTTTTCCATAGTAG